CACCCTTTTTACTAGCGAACAACCCTACGGGGACTCGACTATGGCTGCACGAATCCGAAAACATCATCAGGACGAAATCCGCACGAAGATTCAGGCAAGTCAGCTAATCAATGTGCTGCAAAAACATGCACTTACGGGGGAGGGTGAAATGCCCGCCTCTCGCATGAAAGCTATTGAGATCTTGCTGAAGAAGTCAGTGCCTGACATCACGAGTGTGGAACTCACTGGCGACGAGGAGCGCCCGGTCAGACTGGAGTTCTCGTGGGCGAAGTAAAGCAGATCGTTGTGCCGTATAGGCCGCGAGAAGCATTCCGCCCGTATCACGACTCTGACAAGCGGTTTAGCCTCACGGTCGCCCATCGACGCGCAGGCAAAACGGTCGCCCGCATCAACAAGCTCATACGCAAGGCGGCAGAGTGTGAATTGCCTAACCCGCGCTTTGGCTATCTGGCTCCGTTCTACATTCAGGCCAAGGACATCGCTTGGAACTACCTGAAGGAATACGCCGGTCCCATCATTGAGGTGGGCGGCAAGGTCAACGAGTCAGAACTGAGCCTGACCTTCGGGCACAACGGGGCTGTGATTCGCCTGTATGGCGCGGATAACGCCGAGCGACTGCGTGGCCTGTACTTTGATGGCCTGGCCGCAGACGAAGCGCAGGACATTCGCCCCTCGGTGCTGACGCAGATCATCATGCCCGCACTGGCCGACCGCAAGGGCTGGCTAGACCTGTCGGGAACGCCCAAGGGCTGGGGCAACCTGCTGGGGCAGACGTACCAGCGCACTCGGGAAGATCCTGAGTGGTTCGTACAGGTGCTTAAAGCTTCGCAGACGGGGCTGATTGACCCGAACGAACTCAAGAGCCTTCGGGCTTCGATGCCTGAGAACGAGTACCTGCAAGAGTTTGAGTGCTCGTTTGACGCAGCAATCACGGGCGCTTACTACGCACGAGAGATCCAGCAGGCCGAAGACGATGGCCGCATCAGTGGTGTGCCGTATGAGCCGAGCGTGAGGGTGCAAACCTTCTGGGACTTGGGCATCAGTGACTCAATGGCAATCTGGTTTGCCCAAGTTATTGGCCGTGAGGTGCGGATCATTGACTACTACGAGGCGGCGGGCTACGGCCTGGATCACTACGCCAAGGTTCTGAGTGACAAGGGCTACGCCTACGAGCGGTAGTGGGCTCCGCGTGACATCCAAGTACGCGAGCTGGGCTCTGGCCGCAGCCGCCTGGAAGTGGCCGCAAGCCTGGGCATTCGGTTCGACATGACGCCGAATATCAGCGTGAAGGACGGCATCGACGCCCTGCGGATGTTGCTGCCTCGCTGCTGGATTGACTCGCGCAAGTGCGCTACGGGGCTGGAGGCTCTGAAGGCATACCGCGAGAAGTTCGATGAGAAGCGTGGCATCAGCCTAGGCCCGATGCACGACTGGGCCAGCCACGCAAGTGACGCAGCCCGCTATATGGCTGTTGCGTTGCAGGAGCAGACACAAACCAAGAAACCATCGGCGCGAGCCATTAGCTGGATGGGTTAAGGAATCACATGAGCGACAAAGACGTTATCTCGGAGGCACTCGAAGAGTTCAAGCTCTCCGAAGATGCTGAGAGCGATAACCGTAAGGCGTGGCTCGATGATGTGAAGTTCGCCCGTCTGGGTGAGCAGTGGCCCGATGGCGTCAAGCGCCAGCGTGAGATTGATGGCCGTCCTTGTTTGACCATCAACCGCCTGCCGTCGATGGTTCGCCAGGTGCTCAACGATGCCCGTCAGAATAAGCCGGCGATTAAGGTGCATCCGGTGGACTCGGGCGCAACCCGTGAGACTGCCCAGATCATTGATGGCCTGATCCGCAATATCGAGTACACCTCGGGCGCGGACATTGCCTATGACACGGCGCTAGACAACGCGGTGACGGGTGGCTTTGGCTACTTCCGCGTTTCTACGGACTACGCTGACGACGACCAGTTCGATCAGGACATCAAGATCGAGCGCATCAGCAACCCGCTGAACGTCTATGGCGATGAGAAGTCCACGGCGGCTGATTCGTCCGATTGGAACAAGTGTTTTATCACCGAGAACTTCGATGATGAGGCGTTTGAAAAGCGCTGGAAGGGTGCTGAGAAGTCCAGTTGGGAGACTGACTACCGCGACCAGATGCCGGGCTGGCGCGATGACGACCTCGTGCGCGTGGCTGAGTACTGGACCCGCGAGGAAGTGCCTGCCAAGCTGCTGAAGCTGTCGGATGGCATGGTGCTGTATGAGCCTGAGTACCTGAAGATCAAGGACATCCTTGACGCTCAGGGCATCGCCGTCGTGTCGGATCGCCCGACTCGTACGTGGAAGGTCACGCAGCGCATCATGACCGGCACTGAGGTGCTGGAAACGAATGCCTGGGCAGGCAAGTACATCCCCGTTATTCCCGTTTACGGTGATGAGGTGGTGGTGGAGGGCAAGCGGCACTTCATCAGTCTGGTGCGTTGGGCCAAAGACCCGCAGCAGATGTTCAACTACTGGAGAACGGCCTCCACCGAACTGGTGGCGCTGGCTCCCAAGGCTCCGTTCATTGGCCCGCGTGGCGCGTTCAACTCGGACGCCGAGAAGTGGGCTACGGCCAACGTCATTAGCCACCCGTACATTGAGTACGACGGCGGCGTTCCTCCGCAGCGCCAGCCGTTTGCTGGCCCGCCTGCTGGTGCGCTGCAAGAGGCTCTGAATGCGTCGGACGACATGAAGGCGACCATGGGCATCTATGACGCTGCTCTGGGTGCCAGGTCGAACGAAACGTCAGGCCGGGCGATCATGCAGCGCCAACGCGAGTCTGATGTGGCGACGTTTAACTACATCGACAACCTGAGCCGTGCAATCAAGCACGCAGGCCGGGTGATCGTGGATCTAATCCCGAAGGTGTATAGCGCCCCGCGCATGATCCGCGTGCTGCACGAGGATGGTTCTAACGAGTCGGTTCCCATCAACCAGCCGTTTGTGCCGGATCAGATGCAGAACCCGCAGTCCAAGCTGTACAAGCAGGCCAAGACGCAGGAAACCATCGACGGCCTGACCCGCATCTTTGATGTGACGACGGGCAAATACGATGTGACTTGCGAGGTGGGTCCGTCCTTCAGCACCAAGCGGGAGGAAGCGGCTAACCAGATGATCGAGCTGGGTCGCATGTTCCCGCCGATGATGCAAGTCGCTGGTGACCTGCTGGTCAAGAACCTTGACTGGCCTGGTGCTGATGACATCTCTGACCGCCTCAAGGCGATGCTGCCGCCTCAGTTGCAGGGCCAAAACCCGCAAGTGATGCAGATGCAGCAGCAGATGCAGAAGATGGACAACGACGCCCGCCAGATGATCGGGCATCTCCAGCAGCAGCTTCAGGGAATGCAGCAGCAACTGGCGAGCGAGCAGAGCAAGCACAACGCTGATGTGATGCAAGCTCAGATCGAGGCCAAGAAACTGGAGATTGAGCAGGCGACCGCCCAGGCTGAAGCACAGCAAAAGGCGGTTGAACTGGCGATCAAGGAGATGGAGGCCAAGGCCAAGATCATGGATGCCGAGACTCGCCGTATCCAGGCGATGGCTCCGGTTCCTGAGGCTGTCGCTCCTGCCACCAAGCAAAAGCGCATTGTGATGCGTGCCCCTAGCGGCGCAGTCTACGAGGGCGCTATCGAGGAATCGGAAGGGGAGGCTGAGTAATGCCGACCGCAAGCTATACCAAATGCACCGCAGCGATTGAGCCGCTGATGGAGGGCATCAACGTCGGCTCTGACTCTTGGAAAGTTGCGCTTACCAACGTGGACGCAACGGCCAAGACCTCGTTTGTGGCTGGCACTGACGACCTGGCGACGGGCAACGGCTACACGGCGGGCGGTAACGCCTGCACGGTGACGACGGCCAGCCAGACCGCAGGCACCTACACCTTCACGCTGGCAAACCCTGCGACGTGGACCGCTTCGGGTGCTGTGGGTCCGTTCCGCTATGCCGTGCTGTGGGACACGACCACGGGCACGCCGGTGGCTCAATGGGACTACGGCAGCTCGATCAGCCTTGCTTCGGGTGATACGTTTCAGTTCACCTTTAGCAGCAACGTGTTTACGGCGGCGTAATGGCTGCGTCTAACGACTCCATTACGGTCACGCCGGGGTCTGGTGCGTCGGTAGCGACCCATCTGGTGAACTCAAAAGAGCACCAGGTCGTGATCCTTGCGGACTCAACGGGGGACATTGGCGGCAATCCGGTATATCGGATGCTGGTGCCCTCGCAGGCCGTGGGTGCATCAAAGGTCTACGTGGATCTGTTCAACGCAACGGGCACGGGCAAGACCTTGAAAGTGCTGTCGGCCTTTGCTTACGTTGACTCTGATACGGCGGTGACCGGCACGCTGGGCGTGCAGTTGGATCTGTTCAGGACGACGGCGATTGGCACGGGCGGTACGGCGGCGACCAGCGATGGCACGGTATCCACCGCAATCACGATCAGCAAGCTCGACACGAACTATGCGGCCTTGCCCTCTGGCGTGACGGCTCGATCTGCGCCTACCGCTGGGGCGACCTCTGGCGCATGGCTGGCGACTCGCTGGGTCTTCACGGAAGAAACGTCGGCTCCTGCGGGCATTCAAGGCTCAATCGGCGCGGAGTTCATCCGCAATGAAGGCGCGGAGCTGTACGTGCGTGAAAACACGGGCGTGAAGTTCCAGCAGGGTACGGTCGCATCTGTCGGCAATATTGCTTTTGAAATTACCTTTGAGTTGATCTAACCATGCTGTTGCCGCTGCTGCTTGGGCAAGGTGTCAGCGGCGGAACCGCGTACACGCTGACGGGCCTGGCGGGGAGTTACTCCCTCTCGGGCGGGTCGGCAACGCTGTCCGTAGGCAGGAAGATCAACGGCAACGCGGGCAGCTACAGCCTCACGGGCGGCACCGCCAGCCTGAGAGTCGGTCCCAGGATCACGGGTAATGCAGG